ACACGTGGATCGGCGCGTTGCGGATCACGGCGTCGAGCAAGCCCGTCACGCCGACGAGCGCGGGGTTCGCCGTCACCGTCGAGTTGTAGGAAATGCTCGCGACGATCGCGCCCGAGCCCGTCGCGGGAATGCCCGTCAGCGCCGTCGCACTGATCCCCGTGTAGCGGATCACCTGTTCGCCGTTGCCGACCACCGCCCAGCCGCCCCCGGCCGCGAAGGGCGCCGGGTTCGCGACGATCAAGGACGTCGAGCCCGCCGGCACTTGGCCGTTCGGCTGCGTCAACCCCGACGTGTCGGTGACCGGCGGCGCCGCGCCGAGATCCAGATCCCAGATCAGATCGGAGAAGGCCGTCGTGACGTTATCCGCGATCGTCGTCAGGAATTTGAGCGGCGTCTGATTCGCCGCCGAGCGATAGAGTTTGCGCGCCGTGACGCCCGTGCCGCCGAGCGGCACCGTCACCCGCACCTGATTCGCCTGGGCGGTATTCGTGCCCGGCATCGCCGGCCCGAGGCTCGCCGTGGCGATCGTATCGGTGAACGTCGTCGCGGTGTTGTTCGCGATCGTCGTCACCCGGTTATACCAGCCGCCCGTGAGCCGATACAGGCGGCGCGCGGTGACGTTCGCCGGGCCGATCGGGATCCCGGTGATCGCCACCGTCCGCGCATTCGCCACCGTGGCGGTATTCGTCGCGGGCGGCGGGCCGACCGTATACGTCGGATCCGGATAGATGGCCATCCCCGTGAGGCTGTTCGCGTGCGTGGTATAGGCCGACCACGTGCCATTGCGCCGGATATAGATCCGCTTCTGCGTCACCGTGGGATCCGGGGGCACGGGCACCGCCCCGAGGCTGATCGGGCAGGGCAAGGACGGATTCTGAATCAGGGGGGCGAGCGTCACGCTATTCGACGTCGGCCCCAGCGTCGTGACCCCGGCGGCATTCACATACGCCACGGCCACCGCGATCGCGTCGCCCACCGCCCAGATATCAAAGGGACTCACCGACGCGCCCGGCACGGTGGCGATCGTGGGGGCCGTGGCCGGCGACGCCACCACCCCGCCGAGCCCGGGAATGGTCACACTCGCACTCGCCGGGCCGCTCGTGGTTTCACCGCTCGCCGTGACAAACGTCACCGCGTAGGTATAGGTGCCGTCGTCGATCGCCCCGCCCGCGGTCGGCACCCCCGGCACCGGCGCGGCCACGGGCGCCAGCGTCGCCCCGACCGTGATCGTCCCGACCGGCCCGGGCAACGATTCGCCGCTCGCCGTCACGAACGTATACGCATACCGGTGCGCGCCCGACTCGATCCCGGGCGGGCCGTCCAGGAGCGTCAGCCCCGGCACCGCCGAGGGCGCCGCGCCCGGCCCCACGAGGCCGCCCCCGCCGCCGAGCTGGACGCCCGTATAGGTCACGACGCGCGAGGCCGCGCCATCCGGCGTCGCGCCCGCAATCGCCTGGCCCCCGGCCGCCGTGAACATCTCCGCGTTGACGATCGGGACCAACGCTTCGTTCGCGTTCAGCGACGTCGCGATCTGCGTGCTCGCGCCCTTCCCATAGACGCGCGTGCGGACTTGCGACTTGTCGATCGCCCAGGTGATCGCCGGCTCGTGCAGGAACCGCCCCGGCGTGGCGTCAATCGGATCGGGCGGCGTGCCCGGCGGCGTCACGAAGAAGCAGAGCGTCCGATTCTCGAAGAACCAATAGCCGCCGACGAGCTTCGCGAGCGCCGTCAGACAGCCTTTCATGCCGCCTTCCGAACCGTCAAAGTTGATCGAGACGGCCGGGAGGCCCGCCTCCACGCCGGCACTGGAGAAGCCCGGGGCATACGTCGCGATTAAGTCTGAGGCGATCGTGGAGGCCGAGACGTTCACATACGGGCGCAACGGGCGGCGCCGATTCGCCCGCGCCGTGTCGTCGATCGCGGTCACCGGATGCAGCACCGTGGACGGCCGCCCTTTGTAGGTTTGCTCGACGGTCTGGAGTTCGCCGTTAAAGAGCAGCGCGGGCGTGTTCGCGTTATACCAGACCTCGATCGGTTGCCCGACGTGCGGCGCCGCCGCCCCATAGAGCGTCAGGCTGCACGTGTTCGGCGCCTCGAACAGTTGATCGCGAATTGACAGCGACTTGTAGATCACCCGCACCGGCGCGTCGGGCGTCGTAATGTCGATCCCGTCGAGCAGGATCCGGATCTTCGTCGGCCGCTCGCCGACGACGTCCGCCGGCAGATAGCCCAGGCGGACGTTATTCAGGCGGGTGTGCGGGCCGAGGACGGCGGGCATCGTGGGCATTAGTTCACCAGCGATCCCCGTTGCACTTGGCTGGTAATCGTGTCACCGACGCGCCGCGCGATCCCGCTTTCCGTGTCGACGATGTTGAACACATTGTTCACGGTCGGCGCCCGTTGCGCGAGGCCCATCGAGAGCGCCCAGGTGAGGAAGTCCGCCGGCGGCCCGCCGCCAATCGCGCCGCCCAGCGCCCCCCCGGAGGGGTGCCGGCGCTGGTATTCGGCGAACGTCGCCTCAAAGCTGCCCAGCGTGCCGAACGTGATATTCCCGGTGTTGATCGGCACGGGTGCGTTACCCGGCGACATCTGCGTCATGCCGGGTGGCGTCGCCGCCGCTTGCGCCGCGCCCAGGCGTTGCACGGCATTCGCCGCCGCATCGAGCTTTGGCGGGAGTTCACCGATCACCTCCGAGGTAAACCGAAGGCCGGTATTCCAGATCTCCGTCTCGTGACTGGCCTCGCGGAGAAACGTGTTCAGGGATCCGAGCTTGGGTTCGACGAACCCGATCACCTGCGTGGTAAACGTGGCTTGTTCGTTCACCCCCTTGATCGCCGACTCCGTGCGCCGGGCTTCCTGCGTCACGGGCGCGAGCGCGGCGGCCATCGGGGGGCCGGCCTTCGTCGTGGTTTCCGCGGTGAGCTGGATCGATTTCCCGGCGTGCTCGCTCGCGTCGTGAATCTTGTTCAGTTCCTCTTTCACCGAGCCCCGCAGCCAGGACGGCACCACGAAGTTCGACAGGCCCAGCATGAAATCCTTCACGCTGTCGCGCATGCCGAGCGTGTCCGCGATGATCTCGCCGGTGTAGATGGTGACGGCGTTTGAGAGTCGGCCCCAGGCATCCTGGGCCGCTTTCAGCCGGGCGACTGTCTCGTCCGACATCACGCGCGTCTCCTCGCCGACTTTCTGGATCCCCGCGAGAAACACCGGCAAGAGTTCTTGCCCCGCTTTCCCGAATAGTTCTGTGGCGACTTTCGCGCGCACCATCGGATCTTCAATCCCGGCCACGGCATCGCCGATCGCGGTAAACGCATCCTCGGGCGCCATGCGCCGAATCGTCTCAAACTCCAGGCCCGCCGCCGCGAGCGCCGCCACCGTGCTCGTGCTGCCTTCCGCCAAGTTGACGTTCATTGCCTTGATCGCACGGTCGACTGTCTGGATCGAGGCGCCGCTTTGCTCCGCCGCATACCCGAACCGCTGCACGGCTTCGGCACTGATGCCGAGTTTGATGGACATGTCGCCGATCGCGGCGCCGGTTTCGAGCACCCCCAGCGCGAAGTTCTTCACGGTGTTGACGGAAAACGCGATGCCAAACGCGCCCGCGAGACTCACGAGCGCCGAGCCCCATTGCCCCGTCGCCGTCTCGGCGGTTTTGAACGCCGTCGTCGTCGTGCCGGCAGCGCCTTCCATCGTGCGCAGCTTGCCGATCGCCTGATCCGCCTCCGATTTGAACTCGGAGAAATCCGCCTTCAGGACGCCCGTCAGCACCGCCATTAGGTCGGCACCTCATCGGCCGCCGCCCGCGCCGCGAGATCCTCGATGAGCACCTCATACACGGCCCGCGGCAACGTTTGAATGTCGTCGTAACTGAGCCCCATGATCTTGCACAGCGCGAGATCGGTCCTCATGCGAGCACGGGTTCCGGGGTCGTTTTTTTTTCCTGAATGGCGCGTTCGTTCGCCGCCTGGTGGGCATCGAGCGCGGCGACGATCTCGACGATCGTCGGCACGTCCAGCGATCCCAGCACGTCGCGCCGGTCGTCGGGCGATTGCGCGAGCCCATACGCGATCGGCTGTTCGCCGAGCCCCACGAGCGACCAGCCCACGAGATACGCGATCACCACGGCGAACGGCTTGCCCGCCGCGCCCTCGGTGACCAGTGCGTGATACTCGCCGGCGTTGAGTTCTTTTTTGACCGTGAGATAGTCGCCGTCGGATAACGGCAACCGCACCGACTCAGGACTGACGACACGACAGCGCCCCATAAACTCGACTCCTACCGCTCCGGCGGCCCCAAGGTTGCCCGTAGACTCGTCTCCCCGATCGCGATCGTCTCAATCGGCCACGCCCAGAACCCGCCCGCCCGCGGGGCGGAAAACAGCAGCGGCGCTTGCCGCGCCTGGAACTTATCGATCCGCGTGATCGTCGCCGACAAGATCCAGACGCCGCCTTCGGCCTTCGCGCGCACGATCCGCCACGACTGCAGCTCGACGGCGACGCGGTAACCCCACAACACGGAGCCCGCGCCGCCGGTAATCGTCAGCGAGTTGAACACGTCACGCGGCGGCCTTCGGCTCTGCCCGCTCGCGCCGGCGCGCCTCCGCGTCCTTCACCCGCGCCGCGAGCGCGGTGAGGGTGCCGCCGTTGAGCAGGAATGGCCCGGCCGCTTTCCACGTGCCGCTGACCTTCGGCGCGCTCAGACTCGCGTCGATTGAGGCGTCCATGTAGGCCGGCCCGGTCCAGAAGAACGACGCCTCCGTGCTGCTGGGCACGAGCTTGAGCAAGCCGGGCGTATCTTGTTCGGCCGCTTCGAAGAGCGCCAGCTCCGCAGAGTTGAAGAACCCGCTGAGCGTCCCGCCCGCGTCCTTCATGCCTGGAATGTAGACGCGATTGACATCGCCAAAGCACGTCACGTCCTCGTATTCCGTTTTGAAGTCGGCCGTCCAGGCGTTGAGCGACAAGATTTCAACGGCGGTCGTGCCCGCGGGATCCCAGAGAACCTGCCCATTCCGCCCAGAAATAATCGCCATGTGTTCTACTCCTTTGTCGCGTTTACGCCGCGGTGTGACTCATCTGCACGAAATACCGGCCGCCGCGCCGGAACCACCGGACGCG